TGTGTTGTATCTCCTACCTCAAATGGCGCGCGCCTTAATTCAGAAACTGCACCAAAACCTGCTCCTACTTGCGCACCCTTTTTTATTTTTTGAAGCATACCCACACCTTTGGCTGGCGCTAATACTGCATTTAGACCTGGAAAAAACATTAGCATCATAGCAGGGTCAAAGAATCCTGCAGCTATCATTGAAGTTATTGGTGCATTACTTGCATCTTGTCTTCTTTTATTAGAATATTGTAGTCGGTTTTCAATGTATCTTAAATGTTCTAGATTTTTCGCGCGCGCTAAATCTTTATAATATGGCAAAAATTCTTCTTTTGCATGATCTGCTGCATTAAATTGACTGTCAAACTTTACTTTGCCGAATCTATGTGCTTCTTGAAAGTGCTCAATAAGTGGCATATTGAAGTAAGCTACATTTGCTTTAAAACCATCATACCAACTTACAGGCTCATTAATATCTTTGCCATCAAATTCTTCGTCTATTACTATATCTTGTCTATACATTATATTTTTATTTTGACTCTTTTAATACTTTATCTCGTTCTTCTTCTTTTTTAAATCCTCCTAAAGCCCTTTTTTCAGGAGCAAAATTAGCAGTTGCCTTAGTTACTGATAATGATTCTCTTGCCATTCGAAGCCTTTGCCTATTTCTTTCTGCAATAATTTGAGCCTTTTGTTTTCTATCTCTTAATATTTGCAAACCACCAATTTTTGTTGGTTTTAAGTTTTTATCTAATATTGCTAATCCATTTTCATTAACAACAACGTAAGATGGTAGATTAGGATTACTTGTATAGTCTGGAACAAGACTAGCATTTTTTCCTATTACATATTCTTTATCAAGATGACCTTTATTTAAAAGAGATTTTAATAATGTATCACCATTGATTTTCATTCCAAAAATTTCATCTTGTGAATAAAATAAATTTGGAGAAAATCTATATCGTGTTTTTTTATCAAACATAAGTTCATGTCGTGAATAAAATGCTTCATCTGTTGCTTTAATTATATTTTCAACAACTTTTGAATCATTATATATAAATAATAATTCTGGGACTCTACTCATTAAATTTACAAAGTCTACTCTTTCTGTATCTATATCTTGCGACAAACTATCAATAAAATCTTGCACATCTTCAAAATCTCTTTTATCTAACACACCTTTTATAACACTTTTTCTTTCTGCATCAGGTGTATTATAATACTTATTTAAATCTGCTAAATAAGTTTCAGCACCTTTAACAGAAATACCATCAATATTAAATTTTAATGCATTATAAAAATCTAATACTTCAGGTTCAAAACCTCTGCTAACAGTAATATTTTTTCCTTGAAATATTCTTGTAGTCATGCTTTCAACTATATCTTGTGCAGTATTTAAATCTATTTTACCACTTACTGCTAATGCTGTTATGTTTTCTCTAGAAAAAGCATCAGTAATAACTGGTGGTAATTTCCCCATGTTCATATCTATATACTGTTTAAAAACTGGGTCTTGGTTATATAAATTTGGAAATATTTGCGCCATTTGTGTAGATGATTCAATACCAATATTTTTTAAATATGTTGTCATATCATTTGGTGCTACTGCCATATTACGTTGAATTTGATTTCCAACAGCGAAGCTTATATTTTCGTTTTTCTCTGCATTAAAAGATTCAGTTATAGTTCCCTCATATGTTCTTATATCAGCTGCAACTTTTTCTCTTACTTGTTGAGAAAATCTACCTCCTAGTCTACTTCCTAAGATTCCTCTTGTGTTTTCAAATAATGAAACAAATCCTCCAGTTTCCTTTAAAAACGCTTCTGTTTGTGGTGATAAAGTGTGTGCTGATGATTGTACCTTTAGAGCAATATCATTTATAATTCTTTTTGCTTCATTGCCTACATTTGCAATTAATGCTGGATTAGTTTGTGCTTTTGCTCTTACATATTGATTAACTTTGTTTAACTCAACACTTACAACTCCACCTAATGTAATTTGATTTAATTTTTGTACTAAAGCAGGAAATTCCTCTTTAGACATTTTATCACCATATAAATTGTTATGGTCTGTAATACTTTGTAAAAGATTATCATAAGTTATACCATCTTGGTCATAAGGATTATTTCCTAGTGCTATCATAGAATTAAAATCGTCAAGCGATTTCTGTATTGAAGCATAACTATTTTTATACGCAATATCTCTATCTCTATTTAATTTATCTGAAAATATAGCAGATGTATGTTCTTTACCTAACATAGTTCCTAAAGTATCTATGTAAGGTTTATATCTAGGATTTAATTGACTAACTTTGTTATAATATGATGAAAAGGCTGTACTAAATCCTTCTGGATTAAATTTGTTTTCTGCATGATATTGTTTTGCTTGTGATGCTAAATCTAATTTAAATGCCTTTTCATACTTATCATCAATAAGAGGTTGAGCTGCTCTTGTTGCAACAAGTGATAAATCTTGTGGTAGTTTTGTAGATTTTATTTTACCATTTTCATCTCTTACAATTAAATCTCTAGCTAACTCTCTGCCTTTTTGTGATTCTTCTGTTACTGCAATACGAAACATTTGAGTCATTAAATTAGCGCCAGCGTTTTGTAAAGCGTCTGCTGTTGGGTCTTGCGCAGGTCTTACAATACCTATAGGAGATAATGTGTTTCTTCTTAACTCAAATTTTTTAATTTGCACCATTTATTTATCCTTAAGCAAATGTTTCTGGGTCATCAAATGCACTACTACTATCTACTTCGGTAGGAGGTGTTAATTGTTTATATTGATACATAGCTGTAGGTATCATCATTGCTGTATTTAAATACGCAGCCTGTGTTGCAGATTGCGCTTGCAATGCTTGCTGTTGTGTAGATAAACCCATACGACCTACAGAAAATAATGTTTGCGCGCGCAATGATTGTATTTCATTTGCAGTTTTTGTTTCAGCATCTTTTAAAAATGCGTTCATACTTCTATCTGTTCCAACTTTGTTTACTGCATTTGCAAACTTTAATGTTCCCTCATACGCGCGCAAAGATGACATCATAGTATTATGATTTTGTTCTGCTTGAATCATTGCCATTTCAGCATTTTGTTTGTTTTGTTTTGCTACTAAATCAAGTTGTCTTTGTTCTGACCTTGCTCTAGATTGAGCGCCTAAAGCTGATAAACCTAATGATGCAATTATATATATTGGTTCCATTTTAAAACGCTACCTCCACTACCATTCCGTTTAACTGCAACTTAAATGGTGCAGTCTGTGATATTGTAACTCTTGGGTCACGACTAAATCCTAATACAAAAAATTCTTTTTTACCAGTTACTGCTGTGCGCGCGTCTATAAAACTACTTGTAATATTATCATTTACTTGTCGTAATATCATATCTGTATCATTTACAGATAGACTTAATGTTTCATTCAAATCAACAATTACCTTTGTTATTTTTCTTGGTTCACCTGTTAAAGGCCCACCCATAACCTGTGCATCTATTGGTAATGTCTTTATAATAACTTTAAAAAATATTCCTATCTTTGCAGATGTTAATGCTTTTATATCTTTAATACTAAAACCTGTTCCACTTGATAATGCTGCAGAAGTTATTTCTCCAAAATAATCATTATTATTATGGTCTACGATTGCTAAATCTCCACCTAAAAAAGGTGTACTTTTATTCCAAAAACTTGAATAACTATAACTTGGGCCTCCAGTTCCAAACTGTCCAGCTACATCATCACCTATCCCAGAGTTATCCGTTAATGATTCACAATCCATTAATGCATCTTTATCAAAGCGTTCTATATAAAATCTTGTATAAGAATTAGCACCAGTATTTCTTTGTGTTAGTGCAAACAGATTATTACCTATTGCTGTTACAGATATAAACTTATCTGTTGAACGACCAGAACCTTGATTCGTTACCCACCTTGTCCACCCAGAACGTTTTTCTCCACGCAATGAATAGTATACGGCTATCTCACCATTATCCATTACAAAGAACGCATATCCTGTAGACCTATCTAATCCACCTGTAATTACTGCAATATCAACAGGATTACTTATTAAATGCTCTGATAATAAAGATACTAATGAACCTGTATAAGCATTTTCATTATCTGTAAACACAAACTCGCGCACGCCAGTACCTGTACCTTGAACAAATAATGTTGGGCCTTCTAATGGGACTGGTCTAACAAACCCTGTGCCAAAAGGTGTTTGCTGTACTATTTTTACATTTGTTGGTTTTAATGGTTGGTTATCAAATGTTGGTATAATAAACTCGCCTTGTGATGCAAACACTTGTAAATCTCTGTTTGATACAAGATGTCTTATCTCATTTGTTACACCAGTATTAGCATCTATTTCAATGCTATCATTATCTGCGCCTGTGCCTAAATCAAAATTAAAATACTCTCCACTCTTTGAACCCCAAAGTGCATCTGGTTGTGATGGTGTTCCTGCAAACCAAAGCCTATCTTCATGGAAACAAATTGCTTGTGGGAATCCTCTTAAATCACTATATGATTGTTCATACCACTCTGTTGTTGCAGCACCTGATGTTATTATCGGTGTACCTCCTCCTATTGCTGTAGAAGTTGCTGTACCACCTGCTGTTATTTCATATGTATTTTCATCTATGATTGCGCTTATCGTTCTTGCACCATTTATGTTTGAAGATGAAATACCACCTAAACCACCTGCTTTACTAAATGTTACTGAACCACCACTTGCATAACCATGTGCAATTTGTGTTACTTGGACTTTATCAGAATCCAATGTTGTCTTTAATGAATCTATAGCTAACTGAAACTCTAACGCTGATTTTAATGTTGCTGTTGCTGAGGTAGCGCTACCTACTGCTGTAATGTATGCTTCTGTTTCACCAATTAATAATCTTGTTCCAACATGACCAGAAACAAAATAATCTGCACTTGCTGTAAGTGTCGCTGTACCTGCAGCCGTTGCATTTGATGCTATCGTTACACCTGCATCTTGAAAATTATAATATGGTTGAAATCTTTTTGAACCATCTATGTTTGTATCAAATGTATATTCTTCTGTTGTAAATGCAGTTAGCGATGTACGTTTTATTACAAAAGGGAAAAAATCTCTATGTGTTATAAACATAAAATCCCCTCTTTGTGCTACAGAAAATTGAAATAGATTTGATTGTCTTACTGGAGGAACAACACTTCCTGTTGCACTACTGTATGATACTGCTTCGTAGAATGAACTATATGATGTACTACCACCACCATATAAACCTAAAAGGTTTCCATCACTATCTACTAAATCATTTGTATCATTATCAACACGTAATGCAAAAACCTTACAAGAAGATGTTGTGGCTAAAAATGCCATTAAATATTTTTCATCATCTGAAAATATAAATGGTTCAATTCTTATTTTAGTTGTATCTGGTTGATTACTTGCTTGCGCCCATTGATATTGAAACTTAGTACCAGGCCGTCTAACTAATCCACCTTCCTCTCTTATCAAACAATTTGTTACAGTTTCAGCAGACTGATTATATATCTGCGCATCTGTTCTTGAAGTGATTGATGGACTAACTTCACCAAATGTAAAGTTATTTAATGGTACTCTTATTCGTGCCATTAATAACTCCGTCTAGTTGTAATAAACCTTGATGTTGCTAGTTTCTTTGTTGTTTGCTGTTGACTATCTAATGTCTTTGCTTGTTGCATTAATTGCTGCGCTTTCTTTTCCATTAATGCTGATAGGTTTTCATCGCGCGCAATCGCTACTGCAAATTGTGAAGCTAGTGCATACTCTAGTGCTAATATAAAATAACTTGGAAAATCACTTTCATCTGCTCTAAAAGTATAATCAGCAACAACAGAATCTGATGAAGACGCATTACTAAATAACTTATCTCCATAAATATTATATTCTATTAATAAGTCTGATACTGTAACTGCATGAAGCATTAACATATTTGATGGCAGTTGATGCGCTCTATCAAACCTTGCTGTAGGTGCATCTGCTAATAAATCTAATGCTAATTGTGTTGTAGCAAATCTCCATCGTGTTACACACAAAGAAGTGCGACACGTATCCTCATACATATTACTAGCAACAAGTGCTTCTGTACTATTATCTGTAAATGATGTGATTGTGTTAGCACCAATCAATACCATTGCTCTTGATGCAATATCTATAGATGTGTTTGCTACTGTTGATGTCATATATATATTAGGGGAGATTGCTCTCCCCTACCTTGATTAGTCAGAGTCAGTTTGTGAAATAGTTGTTCCATCTGTAATATCTACAGTTGTTCCATTATTTGCATTTACCTGTACTATGCTTAATGTTGGTGTATTTGAGTCATAAACAAATATAACATCACCTACATTTAACATATTTACAGCTTCACCAGTAAAGTAACCAGCGCTATTGATTGCTGCAATAGCATCTGTTGTACTATAAAACCAGATCGCATTACCTCCACCCATTGACATTTGAGTTAATCCACTAGAAGCATAAGCCATTTTTTAATCCTCCTTATGAATTGTTATCTAAGACTTCATAGATACCATTGTTATCAATAACAACAGCACCCATTGACATCATAGAGGTTGCTAAATGAGATGCTTTTTGAGGTACATAATTAACCTCAGTTTGAACATCTGAGTTGACTCCAAGACCTACAGCACTTGTATGATAGGCCATATTCTTACCTGCTGTGATTGCAGAAGTAGAAAAGATTTTAAATCCTAAAAATTCTTTCATACTCATACCACCTGCATAAGGTAGATTTTGTTCACCAACAAAGTCTGATGATGCAAATTCTGTAATCAAGAATAAGTCAGCATATCCCTTTGGGTGCATTGCTAAATAACGCTGTCCATCTTCTGGAACATTTGCTGTACCCATTGTTTCATACAGACTAAGCAAATCTGCCTTTTCTAATGCAGAACTTGTATCATGTATTTGTGTTGAGTTAGCGCCAGAATCCATTGCTGTATATAGAATTTCATCTGTTTTTCTACCTAGTGCAGCTGCGCTACTTTGTGCTACTGCTTGTCTTTCGTCAATATTGATTTTTAATTCATCAAGTTTGTCGATATACTCGGCTGCATAAAAGTCACTCATAGTTGCTTCTACTGTGGTGTGTACTAATTCCATACCTGTAATATCGCCTGCCCTTGATTTAGTTGAAGCAGAACCTGTGCCGATTTTCTGAAAGCGAACAATGTTTCCTTGCACGCTACCTACTGTACGTACTGTGTTCCTTAATTTAGAACCCATACGTTGATATGCTAGGTGAACTTCGGACTCGAACTGCTTTATAAAGGCTTGGTCTATTGTACTTGCCATTATAATCTCCATTAAAGTTAATAAAACAATTCTTTCAGTTATCGACTATCTGCTTCTTCCAGTTATCCTGTTAAGGGCTGTCTGCATAAATCGGCTGTTATATTATTCCATTACAAGTTTTATGTTTCTATTACAACGCACAAAACGATAACATTCATATCCATTGTGTAAGATTTTATCTGTAAACTTAAATCTACACCACTTTAACCAACGTATTGTTACATCATGGTCTACTGGTACAATGTTTTCTAAGATATCATGTTTATTTAAAAAATATTCTAAGAAGTATTTTGAATATCTTAAAAAGACATGGTTCTTTTCATTAATTACTTTTGTTCCTAGTAACCAAATAGATGCTACGTGTAAACCATCAGGCACAACACCAAACATACACATGGGTTTATTATCTACTAATGCTGTGAATGTTTGTGACATTTGACATTTTATAACAGAGTGTAATGCTGTAAAAGCAGTTGTTTTGTGAATTTTTAATTCTCTATTATCACACGCGCGCAAGTTATGTTGTAAATAAGAAGCGTGTCTATGCTTTGCTTTCTCTAGGGTTGTACGTTCATCTATACGAAAATTACCTAAATCTTTATCTGGTAATTCTTTGTGAAGCGTTAACCAGTTTGTGAATTGAGCATTTGCCACCCTTGTTGTACCTCATCTACTACTGCTTGTTGTCTACGCGCAGGGTCATAATATTCTGGTTTCATCATTAACTGTTCTAAATATTCTCTTGATACTTTAGATGCAGGCGCAGAGTTTGTTGCCATTTGTGTTTGTTTATTATTATTCATAATATATTCTAATGCTTTAATACCATTTGCACTTGTTGATAATTCTAAAACACTTTCTTGTAATTCACTTGGAAAATAATTTTTAGACCATAACTCAACTGCTTCAATACGCGCATTTGCATTTTCACCCATTGCCTTTATTTCATTTTGTTTACTTTCTTCTGATTGGGTTGCAATACTATCTATATAAATTTTAATGCCATCTTCAAACTCTTGTTGGGAATAACCATTCTCATAAGCTGTATCTTTCCACCAGTTAAACAAAGCATTATCAGTTACAAGGTTAGGGTCTAAAGTTTCTGGTACAGTATAATCACCTGCTGTTGCAGGGCGATTATTATTTATTTCGTTTGTAAGTTCTTGTTCTATTTCTTTTTTAAGTTCTTCTTTACCCTTACCTAACTTACTTTGTAATTCATTGTAAGCATTTTGCAAATCTTCACCTGTCTTAAACTTTTCATTTAACCATGTTGGTCTGTCGGTAGATACAACTTGTTCAGTAGTTTGTTGCACAGGTTGTTCTACTGGTTGTGTTGTTTGTTCTGTAGATTGTACTTGTTCTTCACTCATTTTTTAACTTAGCTCCTTTAATAAATCTTCTTTCAATAATTCCAACTAAATAACGCTGTCCCTCTAAATGTCGTAACTCTGCATCACTCATATTAGGCCCACTTACAACTTCGATTGTAATTGAACGTAAATATTTTAATACTTCTTTACCACTAGGAGTATTAAATGTTGCTAAACATAGTTTTGAAATTTTGTCGTCATCTGCCTTACTGCGTGGAAAGTTATCCAGACTCAAGTGTTTCGGCACTAGACATTCCTCCTTGTTGCGCTTGCATTTGCTGTTGGACTGCTTGAACGATTGCTTTTCGTTCCATTTCATCTCTTACAAGATTATCTGGCACTCCAAACTTCTTAGCAAGATAGACTGCAACTTGTTCGCTGTCAATAAGTATGTTTAATATCTCAGGCCCAAAAGAACCAGCTACCAACTGTAGGAATCTTGATACTGTGCCTATATCTTGATTTGATTGTGCTTGTGCTAGAGGAGATACACTTCGCACTTTTATTTCTCTACCATTGATAACTGGTATTTCTATTCTGCCTTGTTTCTTTAAAAGATATACAACTCTTTGTAAAATAGGTGTAACCATTTCTGCTTGTAATCTTCCAAAGGCAGAACCAATACGTCTTGATAAATCTGCCATACGTTCTGCAACTTCTGTTGCTGATGCAGGTGTTTTATTAGGATCGCCTAACATATCATTGTAGAGCGCGCGCTTTATATTTAATCGCATATCATTTAATACAAGATTTGCTACATCAAAACTTCCTGCATTCGGTACTGGTGTTAACCCTTGACTACCTACTGCTTTTGGTATGATAGTGCCAGGCACTAAATTAATTGTATCTGGGTTTACTACTCCATCATCATCTAACTGATACACACCAGATATTGCCATTTGCGCATTTTCTAATACCAGTTCTATTGTTAGGTTTGTAGTTTTAATTGCTGATAAAGCGTTAACTAATGGGCCTCTACCATAGATTTCTCCACTTGCTTTACTCCATCTATAACATATATATGGACTTGAACCTGCACCTGTAAATAATTCATGTAATATTACAGTACGTTCATTAACATCTATAACAAAATAATCATGCTGTTCTTCATTTATTTTATCATAATTTCTACAAACAACTTCAAGTATTTTTACTTCTTTGTTTGGGTCATTCGCCATAGCCGTAACTTGGCTTGGGCTATATTCACCATTCGGATATGCGATACGAAGCTGTGAATACTTAAGAGTGCGCTCTCTATAAACATGGTCAATCTTATCATCATGTCCAGTAGTAAGATACACAGATGGTAAAGGGATTGCATTAAAGCGTATTGGATTAATTGCATCGCCTTCTTCAACGAGCATAACACCTGTACCAACTGCCAAGTCCATAAAACTTTCATGTACTTCTTGACCAAAATTAGAGTTTTGTATGACTTCAAAAACATAATCAGTTACTTCATCTAGCTCATTGTTTACTCTATCTTGTTCTTCTTTTGGTACTTCTGAACCTGCTATAAAGTCAGCCCATCTAGCAAAGTTAGGAACTAAACCAGACTGTAATCTTGATGCAAACTCTTGAACTCCAACAACTGCTGTTTCATCAAATATTTTGTCATCACGCCTTTGCCCTGCTGTTTCATAATAGAAACTTTGCCTTGCTGGTAATGCATACTCATAACAATCATCAAATAATGGTTCAAACAAAACACGCTGTTGTTTTGCTTTCTCAAACATTTCAAGCATCATTTGCGCTGTTTTATGCATTAGCTTAATGTCTGGTCATAATATCCTAGACCACCTTTACTTCCTGTAAATAGCGACCTTTGTCCTGCGCCACCTCGTCTACGTTTTGCTATTTCTGCTTGTATACGCTTTTGCATATTTTCTTCACGCTTTTCAAACTCTGTTTGCTTTACATTTTCTCTTTCTATTTCAGCTTCTTTTTCAACAGGTGCTGGTGCTGGCATTTTAGGTTTTGATACAATAGGAGGTACACACATATCTTAATCCTTTCTTTTTTTTTGCATTACATATTTTAAACTATATAACAACGCACAATTTATAATCTTGACCATAAACCCTCGCGTCTACGTTTAGGTTTTCTAGTAAATACATCAAACTCTTTCTTTGCTTGAAAGGCTGAACTTGGCATATTTACATTACGCATAATTGCTCTACCCTCACCTGCACCTAACATTAAATACTGTAATGCATCGTGAATATGAGAGTATTGATTTTTTTCTGGTCTTTCATCATAGCGTTCTCCACTTACTTGTAATCTTCTATATTGATAACCACCATCAAAACCTTTGATTAATGTTGCGCATCTTGGGTCTATTATAAACCCTGCAACACCATCTATCATGCGAGATAGTGGTGCATTTACAGATTCTAAACGTAATGATACATCATTACTATGCGTTGGCCTTGCATTTAATCCTGCACTACGCATAATTTGAAATGGTGTTGTTTCATCTGTCTGCGCTCTAAAATCTCCTGCAGGGTCGCCAAAGATTATGATTTCATTTGTATTATATCGTAAGGCTATTTCATGTCTTAGTATTTCTGTAAACTTAACGATACCCATATCAAACGCTACTATCTCTTGTGTTATATACCACTTGCCACGTAAACGCTGACCAAATACACAAGCAGGAGTAAGACCAAAATCAACTCCAATATATATAGGTAAAGATTCTGCAACAGGGATTTCTTCCTTTGCAACATGAACTTCCCTATTGAACGTACTATATACAGGTTTCCCATCTTTAATACTTCCTAATCTATTCATTACATAAACATCAATCCAACTTTTACTTTTACCTTGAACAATGTTTGCATAATAATCTTTGCGTAAATGTTTACTATTCTCTGCACTTTTATTTAAACTATATGACGCTACATTACCATCTTCATCTTTATTTTCTAGCATACCACTTGGTTGTGTATAGAATTTCCAGTTATCTGGTTTAACTAACATCTTGGAATCTTGAATAGATATATGATCTGGTAATGGTGCATCACCACTCATAATAGACCACCAATGGTCTTCTTCTGGTGCATTTGTATCTGCAATAACTCCATTCCAAGTTGAACCCCCATCTTTCATAGAGGGAAATCTTCCTACACGCATAGTACACGCATCAATAATACTCTTTGGTATCTCGCGCGCTTCATTAATCCATATGCCTGTAAGTTCAAGAGATAATAGTTTCTTTACATCTTCTGGCCTATCAAGTGCTAAAAAGATGACCTCTAAATTTAAGTCTGCCTTTTTAATATGATGTGTATAAGGTACTGACCATGAAAATCTTCCCCAGTCATTTTCTGGAAACCAGTCCAACCAAGTTTTAATTGTTGTTGTTTTTAACTGTGGGTTTGTATTTCTTATAACAGCCCATCTTGAATAACGTATACCATTAGGCCCTTTTTGTTGTTCGATTGCTCTACGAAATACCTCTACACTACAACAAACAGATTTGCCACTACCTACTGGGCCTCGTATTGCTCTAAAGAATGTATTATCTTTCATAAAATTTTTTAATACATTACCATCTGGTTTGTAGTTAAAGTTCGTCAACTTTAAATTTCTTTCCTACTTCTTTTAACTTTTCTAATGTTAATGGTGCTATTGAAGCTATCATTTTATCTGCTTCCCAATCTGTACAAAACTCTTTAGGGTGATATTTTAAATGCACGTTCTTAACAACTATGCGTAAGATTCTTCTATCTTCATCAGATAAATAATGTGAATAACTACTCATCTGTACGCTTTTGTTTTTCTTGCAATAGACTTTGGCTGTTTGGAAAACTGTTTGCCTTTGCGTAATGCTTTGCGTTTTGCTCTTGTTGTTCTTGCGTATTCACTTGCCGATAATGACTTAATCGCCTTCTCTGGTAAATATCGTTCACCAGTCGCTTTTGAACCCTGCGTTGATGGCTTACCACTTTTTGTTCTCCACTTCTGTCGTGTCCAAGATTTTAATGATTGTTGTGATTTAGCTAGTGCCATTTAACTTTCCATGTTTTCTTCGTAAACTATTCTTACCTTTTTTTAAAATATTTACAACAGCAGTTTTACGCATTACCTTTGCACGTTGTTCTGCTACAGTTAATATTTGCATCTTGCGTGCATAAGACTTACGAATGTTAGAAACTTTTTTAACAGTAGCGCGCGCATCAGATGGTGTTGCAAACTTTATAGATACAGTATCTTTAGGATTTTCGTCTGTATATAATCTACGACCACTACCCTTTGGTTTTTTTCCTGTACCTACTTTTGGGTCTGACATTATCTATACCCACCACCTTTTGCTTTATATTGTTTAGCAAGCATTTGTGCTTTGCGTGCAGACCATTGACCTGGCCTTCCACCTTTGCCACCTGCTTTAATTCTATTAAACATACGCTTGCGCATTGCAGGTTTTGTATAGTTTCCTGCTTCGTTTACTGCCATTACTTTTTCTTTTTAGACTTCATAATTTTTTGTTGCAACTGTTTTGGCAATGTTTTTTGCTTTGCAGTTAAACCTTTTTTTGCAGGCCTACCTCTTTGCGACCCATATGTTCCTTTACCCATTGGCATTGTACTTCTCCTTTATGCTACTTTCTTTTTGTTTTTGTTTCGCCTTGATATGGCTCTTGCTTTAGCGCGCGCATCTGCTTTTGATGACGCACCCCATGCTCGTAAGGAAAGAAGTAATCTTGTAGGCTTTCCTTTCGCATCTCTTTCTGGGCCTTTCATATTTCCCATACGCGCTAAAAAGGAAGCACGTCTAGGATTATCCCCAGACTTTACTGGAGGCTTTAATGTTCCTTGTTTATATGATGCACGACCTTTTGCATTTAATCCACCTTTGGGATTCTTGCCTTCTTTACGTTGCCATGCAGGTGTTCTAGCCATTATTTTTTTTCTTCTTTGGTTTCTTTGTCTTTTGCTTTAAAGGTGACGGAACTTCTTTTTCTGCCTTTTCTTTTTGTGCTTTAGGTCTTAAGTGTGGGTTTAAATCATATAAATGTTTTGGCATTACATAACTCCAGTTTCTTTATTCGGTCTTGCTGTTGGTGATTCTATATCTACTATTTTTGTGCCTAAATTTTCTGGTCTTGGTTTTGGTACACCCATTCTTGTAGCACCCATCTCTTGTACGTTTTTAAATGCTATATTAAAAATTTCTTCTCGTGGAGAGGACATTGGGCCTTCAAATGCAAATAAAGAATCATCTGAATATTCTTCTTCTGCTAAAATTGTATCTTCTATTTTATTTTCATTATGCACATTAATCTGTACTGTTAATCCACTATCCTTTGATGTCCTATCATCTTCTTCTGGCATTAATATACCACCAAAGTATCTTGCTATTGGATATATATTCATTGACGCACGCGATTCAATAAATGCATTTTCTAATGCAAATAAAGAATCATCATAAGATTCATAGTCATACGTATCGCGAACTTGCCAACCATTAGGTTTCTTTTCTGCTGCAAATGTACCTAATGTTGTTTTTATAATATCGCCCATCTCATTAATATTATAACCATCTTTAAAAATACTATCTAAGTTTAATTTCTTATTAATAAAATCATAATCAACTGTCAGCTCATCACCTACTTCTAAAGGTGTGTCTAAACTTTTTTCTTTTGCATTTAACAATACACGTAACAAAGCAACATACTCACCACTTACATCTTCTTCTGTTATCATATCTCTTGATGGATTTAAATTATATGTTTGTATAGAATTTAGTATACCACGCAAATAATAACCATAATGCTCTGGTATTTTTACAAACCCACTGCGTTGCGTTGCCTTTAATAAATCTTGAATTAACTTTATTGTTGCCATTTTACTGTTCTCTTACAGAAAAAAAATTTTTTCAACGCACATTATGTTTCCTTACCAACAAAAATACATTTTTCATCTACAACTGTAAAGTAATTAAAATACCTGCGTGCGCGCACCTTTAGATCAAAGAGCGCTTGCTTGCAATCTGTTGCTTGTACATAACGCTTTCTATCATCTTCTAACAAAATACATAACCCAGTTTCTAACATACAGACTATAATCATTGCTTTAAACATATCGAACCTTTTTCAATATAATGTTTGAACAGGTGGTATTGACAGTGCATAGAGCAGATTTTTGACCCCCTACCCAACTAAAACTATCCTAAGCAGGATAGTTTTGACCAAATTACCTTATAGTCGCACAATGTGCGACTATTAAATTTAAGCGCGCAAGCGCGCAGGGTAATTTGGAATTCTTTTTGTTCCGACAAAAAGAATCAAAAACCAGACAAGTTAAGATTGGTTAACATAATCAGGACACTCATTACAATCAAGGTGCGATTGCACCTCGCCTTGATTGTAATGATATGTCTTACTGATTATGTTAAATCAATCTTAACTTGAATGTCACCAGTAAGCTGGTGACTCACTCTCTCTGGTGCTTTAAAGCCTGCCCTATCTAGTATATCCTTGCTGGCCTCTAGCTGTACATACTCACTCTTAGCATCGCGAGAGAGTGAGAGGAGCTTTGCGCAAGCTTGCGTAGCGTTAAGCCCTATAGTTTCAGCTACCCTTTGCATCATATAAACCTGTACATGAGGTAAGCGCAAAGCCTTACTGGCAGTTACTCTGCCAGATTCACCAGAAGCATAACCAGCCTCAGCGCTGGCTTCTTTTATTGAGCAAGCTTTTGATACGAGAGTATCAACGAGCGCGCGTTGTTTCATAGTCAGTTTTTGGTTATTTACTGTGTTAGACATTGGAGTCTAATATCATATTCTCAGACTAAAATCAATAGCCTTGTCGCACATTGTGCGACTATTCTTTTGGTTCGCCAAAAGAATCAAAAGGCGACATACTTTGACAAAGTATGCAAAACAAAACTCCTCATACTACTTACCGTTAAGCGAATCCTAATAAATCATACAGTAAGTCAAGTCCTTGCTTGACTTACTCTGATGATTTAAAGGTTCGCGTGTCACGTAAGCAATCTTCCTTGTAAGACCCTTAAATTAGGGGTCTTACAAGGCAATTTGAGTTGATATCAAATTGCAGATTGCTAACGTGCCATGCACTTTTAAACTTTTGCAAGAAGTCAGTTTAGTCGCGCAAGCGCGACCATTATTATGATTTCCATAATAACCAAAAGCGAAAACCCAAATAAGACTTATCCGAACTACGTTCGGATTAGCAGTCTTATTTATTTGGGTTTTCCAAAGTGTGCTTTTGGGATATTATTGGGAAATGTAATGACTCCTTGCAAAAGCAAAATTTAAAAGTGCAGGTTAACTATAGAAAAATATATATACAAATTATTATGTACGCTTCGCTGCAATTATACCTAGTAGTTTTCCAATCCAAATAGTCTGGAATACGCCTGATTTTTGCAGGGCAAAAATGAGTCGTATTCCAACGATGTGTAGAGGAGACCTCTGCACATCTTACTATTTGGTGGAAATAACTTTAGTCGCAAGCGACAATTATTATTGAGTCTGATAATATCAGACTAAGACTACTGGTATCCCTTAAGTTTTTTACACTAATCAATTCATATCCCTGCTGAATTGCAGGGATTGAATTGCTAAGTGAAAATGCTGTAAACAAAAAATAAAAATAAATTAATTATTATTGAGTCTGCCTTTGGCAGACATATAATTATTTAAATTTTTTTTTACGTGCACTTCGCGATAAATAAACAATGCCATCAAAAAAATCCGTAGGTTTTTTTGTTGCATTGTAAATATTTATTCGCTTGCGTTTTATTGTTTACAGCATTTTAGAAAAAACTTGTGGTGATAATTGTACATAATAATATGTATATATATTTTAAACTTTTATTAGGAGAAACTAATGATTAATTATGTTAAAAACTTATTACCTACTCGTGTTGTAACTGTTCCTGTTATTACTGATAAACAGCGTAAATCTTCAGGCGATGTACCTATTCATGTTTTGAGTAAAGATTTGGTTGATATGTTTCCAAGACTATCATTTGACAAGGACTTGTCAAGTGAGGGTTTACCTCCAAGTCCTTACTTTAATAATGACTTAAGGGTTAACTTGGGTATGATAGTTAAAGCAGCTTGTATAAGGTACAACAAGAAAAAGGCTTATGCTGATGCTGTACAACAGAAGATACTTCAAGAGGAGGACTTAAATGGTAAGGACTCTCCTGAGTTAAGACGTATGCGTTTTTCTAGTAATAAAGCAGAAGCAATGGTAACGACAACACATACTATGATGACGTTCCTTGCTGGTGTTTACGAAACAGCATTGTCTGAAAGATGGAATCCAAATAATAGTCCAGACAATGGTGTTGAGTGGTTTGATTCAGTCCTCAATGTAATGTTTGGAACGGCTGATTCTGAAGTTAGCACTAAGGCTAAAACAAAGGTTGCGAAGTAACCTTTAATAGCGGAGAGGGCGAAAGTCCTCTCCATTCTATAATATAATATAAGGAGAAACTAATGATGAATACTGATACTGAATATACTGTTGGTAAAGTTTTTACTGATAAAAAATCTGGCATACAATATGATATAAAGTATATAAAAACTTTCTGTTCTGATAGGGCTTATAAACTTAAAGATAAGATTGCTAAAATAATTAAAATGAATAATGAAAACGCATATTCATATATTGCTGTTGATAGTAATGTTCATTGTGATGTATGTGGCGTAGATTATGATGCTGAATCTCCTTGTGAGTTTCACTAAAAAAAAAGAGGGATTGATTTCTTCAATCCCTCTTTTTTAAGTGAAAGGAAATTTAGTCGCACAAGTGCGACCATTATATTTGTGCATCATTAAAATGATGCCAGAATATTTGGTCGCGCAAGCGCGACAATTATATTTATGCAATCGAAGATTGCGTTGGGTAGGGGGTCAAAAAAGAGGACTACCTTAAAGTCCTCGTTGTGCTTGGGGCACTGAACGAGATATGCAACATTCGCTTAGCGTGTTTCGATCAAATTAACTTATTTTTTTGCAGCTAAAATAAACAGCAAAACATATCAATTATAAAAAAAAATAAACCTCGTCGTGGGTAAAGGTTTATTTTTTTTTATTATAATTAATAACGGAGAAACATAAATGGAATATGTAGAAAAATATTATAAACATCATTACAGCAATAATATTTGGAAGTATTATAAGCAATTAGAGGGTTGGAAAGTTAAGAAATTTTTAGGTAAAGATAAAGATGGTTTCCCACAATTTCTATTTTCAAAACCTAATGAAAAAGATTTATTAGTAGAAGTTAGTCAAAACCCAGAAGGAAATAGTAGTGGGTTTTTATTTATTAGCGAAAACCCTGTGCCATTATCAACATATGTTACCAGTTTAAAAAAGGAGAATAAAAATGACTAAACAGTTAACAAATAGACAGTTAGATATTATTACTGATGTAATTTTTGAAAAAGTAATTGATGGCTATGAAAAAAAGAAACATTTAGCAAGTCAATCACATCATTATATTGAATATGCAAAACAACTAAAAATGTTAAAGAAACTTAAAAAAGAAATAGACCAAGTTCAAGAAGCATATCGTAAAGCTTGTGAAGATTTAGATGTACATAGAACTAATTTTAATAATCAATTCCAAAAACATAATTTACAAATTGAATATTATACAAGTAATTTTGTACCAAAAATGGAAGTTAATTATTTCAATTTAAAAAGGAAAATAAATCAACAACTAATTTTATTTCATTCAACAAATGATATGGATAAATTAATTGATTTAATAGTGGACAAACTTTGTATGAATATACCTATTGACTAATCCACAATAATCGCTATATTAAAATAATAACCTATTGTTTTTAGAGGAGAAACTAATGAAAGAGAGTTATGGATTTACTGCGTTTAATTTAAATGGAGATATAATATCTACCAGACGCACGCGTGCACAATTTGAAAGTTTAGCAAAAGAAGTTGGTGAAAGATATCACGCATCTGAAATCGACATCATTACAGCAATGATATTTGGAAGTGTTGCGTCAATAGATGCACAAGAATTTATATCACTTGCACTAAAATCATTTCAAGAAGCAAATCATTTAGAAATACTAGATGAAGCTAACTCAAATCAAATCAAAGCAGAAAACGGGGAGAAATTTACATGAATGAAAATAGTATTAAATTTATTAATGATGCCTTTATAAATCATGTGCAATCTATGTGTTATGGTAAAGATTACAAATGGAATCGTACATGGTCGCATGGTACATCAATACCATTAACAGTTGATGGCAAGTATTACTCTGGAGTAAATATACTAACACTATGGTTCAGACAAAAACTAAAACCAACATGGATTGGCAGAAGTAAAATCAAAGAACTAAAAGGTTGGATTAAAGTAGGTTCAAAAGCATCATGGGTTTTAGTGCCACTCTTAAAACAATCAGAAGATACTGGTGAAAAAGAATTAATAGGTTACAGACCCAGACCTGTCTTTAATGTTGAAGATGTAACAGGTTTACCAAATGATTATTACAAACAAGGTATGGTAGAATTTAAAAATTCAGATGAAGTAATTGAAGATGCTGAAATATTTTTTGGTAATGTTCTTTCTGATTATGCACATTTAGAAAAAGGTTCACCATCATATAGACCTGATGAAGATAAAATTTATATGCCAAGCTTTGCAGAATTTAAAGATGCAGAAAATTATTATCAAGTTTTATCGCATGAGTTAGTGCATTGGACAGGACATAAGTCTAGATTAAATCGCATTGAAACTTGTAACAAATCAAGAAAAGAATATGCATATGAAGAATTAGTTGCAGAGATTGGTTCAGCTTACATACTATCGCATCTAGGTGTACGTGATTATGTTTCCGATAATAGTTTAGCATATGTTTCTTCATGGTTAAATGCACTACAAAACGATAAGAAGTTTGTAGTTGATGCCTGTAAAGATGCATACAAAGCATTACAATTTACAATAAAACAACAGGAGGTAAATTAAATGAGCAATCATTTTAACGAACAAATAAAAGAAAAGATTGAAGAACACGTTATGAGTATGAGTGTGTTACAATTTCTTAATAATATTGAAACTCTAGATAACAATGAATGTATGCTTGGCTCTGGAGTTGTTGATGCAACAGTTTTAAATCACAGACGACAAGTAGCAGGGTTAAATGATTTAGTAAAAAAATTAATTAATAAACTTTATGAGGAGTATGAGAATGACTAGAGCAAAATCTAATCAAATAAAAGCAGAAGATATTGATATTAAATTATCAGAAGTAGAAACTTTTTGTAAAAATGCAGACTCAAGAACTGTCTTAAATATGCTAATAAATTATGAAAGTTTTTTAGCAGGATTAGATATTAAAATTGAACGCTTTGAAAACGCAATCAAACAAACTACGAACCAAGAAAGTATAAATGATTTAAAAGATTTTAAAGAAAAGCAAACAGAAGTTAGAAAGCAATGCGATATATTATTAGATCATATTCATAAAGTTTGTGGTGATTATGATTTAATTAAATATGCAATAGAAAAAGGAGCAGGAAAATAAATGAGATATGCAGATTTATTACCACGATACAAAACTTATGAACGCACAATCAAAGAAATTGTAAGTGATGTACAAAAAAAATATAAAGTATCAATGAATGATATAATGTCAGTCAGACGCGAGCGCGCAATGGTAAACGCGCGCCATGAAATTGTATTAAGAATATACAAAAAAACTACTATGACAGAACATTCTATTGGTAAACTTATGGGTAAAGACCATACCACAATCAACCATATCTTGAAAAAGAAAAAGAAATAAGGTATATGTGAAACATGATTGCAGAATTTAAACACTATAAATCTAGCAAACCAATACCAAACGTATGGCGAAATGTTGTTATCAAATTAGTTAATGAAAGAAATAATAAACAATTTAGCCAAGAAGAATTAGCAGACAGGATTGGTGTACACTCATCTTTAGTGCATAAATGGGAGCAATATAAACGTGTTCCATCATGTTTCTTATTAAGCTGTTGGGTAGAAGCATTAGATTGTGAAATCAAAATCAAAAGCAAATAAATATACAGGTCAAAGTTATGACTGTGAATTGTGTAATACGTTTACAAGATACTATGTAGTCTTTGCAACAGGACATTTAATATGTAACAAATGTATGGAGGATAAACATTGGTACACAAAAATAAAAGAAAAGGAAGCTACCATGAAAGATGGTGGTGCGACTGGTTTTGCAACAAAGGAATAAAAGCAAAACGAGTTCCATTATCTGGTGCATTGGGTGGTGAATTTAGTTCAGATATAACTATTGAAACAAAACATGGTATAGTTAAAGCAGAATCAAAGTATGTTTCTAATGGTACAGGATTTAGTTTCTTAACAAAAACACATACAAAACAACCAGCAGATATTTATTTACTAAAACAAAAAACAGGCCCAAACTTCTTATGTTTTGAGGTAGATAATAAAATATTAAATAAAATATTAAAGGAAATAAACAATGATTGATTGTAGGGATTGTGGTAAAATACTAACCAAAAGTTTTGATTCATATAATTATACAGACCAAGATGTGTTATGTGATGATTGCAACCTTGAAGAAAAAAAATCTTTTCTTTTGCAGGGTGCAAAAGATTTTTTTTCTTCTTTCAAAGGAGATATTTATGATGAAAAAAATAGGAGATACGAATGACGAAACCAAATTTAAAAGTAATATCAAACAAATCTTCTCGTTTAGCAGAAGAAATAATAATGGGAAGAACACCACGCGAAATAACAGATCGCACTCTCAAGCCTATATTAAGTACACTAGGAATGGAAATTACAAGATACAATACTGGCTCAATCAGAGAGATTAAATTTAGAATAACTAATAAAGAATTTTTAAATAGCTGTTTAAAAAGATTTAATGATTTATTTGTAAGACCAGATGTTGATGTATTCAAAAGAGAATACCATTCATTTACATTACTATTTGTACCAAGTAGAGATACAGCGCGCGTGCAAGCAACGTATGAAGAATTACTTTTATATCCAGAAGATTGTGTTAAGTATGCAATGAAGCAAGCACGCAAGACAAGTAAATACAATCCAACATTTACAGAATTATATGCACACTTTGTTGATGTGTATGAAGATAGATGTAAGATTCGTAATGCAATAAAAGATAAATTATCAGAATAATTAGAGGAGGAAATAATGGATAATAGATATTATGTAAAGTTAAAACTTTATAAAGATAACTTAGAAATGCCACTGCATAATAAAGTTGTTACAATAATGATTGAAGCAGTCGATAAAGAACAAGTGCGTGAAATTGTTGATGTAACTCATGCAATATTGGTGTGCGACAAAGTAGATTAATTTAATTAAAAGGAGGAGCAAATGATTGATAAATTATTTATATGGGGTATACATACAATTCGATGGTTAGAAGCAATCAGTGGATTATCCTATGAATGGTGGAATGTATTTTTATTTATAATACTACAACCATTATTAATATTACTATTTATGATTTTATATTTATTAAAAAGAGGAGAAACAAATGAATAGAACTGGATTTATTGGTGGATCAGATATGTATACTATTATGAATACTACATCATGGGAATCATTGTATCGTATAAAGATTGGTGAAGAAGTACCAGAAGATTTATCAGAAAATTTTAAAGTGCAGCTTGGTATTAAGACAGAAAGTTTTAATCGTAACTGGTTATTAAAAGAATTAAAAGATTCAGGCAAAAAATATTTTATTTTAAAACCAGACGCAAAAACAAGAATACAACATGGTATTACATTTAAAGCAAATGTTGATGGTATATTAGCAGTAGAAAAAGCAGATACGTTGGAAGATAATTATAAAGCAATTATTGAATGTAAACATACTGGGCAATTTAATACTATGGAGAGTATGATAGAAAAATATACACCACAATGTATGCATTATATGTTTACTACTGGCATAAAGAAAACATATCTATCTGTTATTTTTGGTAATAATTATGGTTATTGTGAAATCAAATGGAATAGAGAATACTGGGATAACTATTGTATACCAAGAGTAAAAGCATTTTGGAAATGTGTAAAAGATAAACAAGAACCAAATGAATATATATACGAACAGTTTGATGATTACAAAAAAGAAAATACTGAAATAATCAATAATGTTGAAGTAGATAATATGATCGCGCGCGATGCAACGAATGATAATAGATTCAAAGCATTGTCGATAGATTGTTTAGAGAATTTTGATAATCATATTAAATACACTAAAGTTTCTAAAGAAATCAAAGAGTTAGTTGCATCTAATGAAAGAGAAGTGTATAATGATATTATCAAAATAAAGCGAGATAAACGTGGTGCCAAACGTATATCTTTTGTTGAAAAAAAATAGAGGAGAACTAAATGGAAACTTTAATTTCTGCATTACATAAATTTCAAGAACAAGGTATATCTGTTACTAAAGATGGTAAGAATCCATACTTTAAATCTCAGTATGCTACATTAGAAAGTGCTATTGAAACAGTTGTTAAGCACGCAACACCATTAAACTTATGTTTCACACAACAAATAGACTTTATAGTTGTTAATGAAACTCAATATAAATTTGTGAAGACAGTTGTATACCATACAGTAAATGGTGCATCAATAGAATCACGAACACCGATTGTTATGAATCCAGCAAAAATGCATGACCCACAAGCAATGGGTGCAAGTATTACATATGCAAAACGTTATGGATTACTAGCAATATTTGGATTACCAACAGAAGATGATGATGGTAATTCAGCAGTTGGAAATAAACAAATGAAAAACAAATCAAATAAAACTAAAAATATGGGAGATATATAATGACCGAAGAATACAGAAATACTGGTATTGCTAAATCACCTTTACCAGAACAAGAATTAAAAATGACAGGTAAATTAAACATTGAAGGAGTCGATGAACGTATTGCCATCATTAAAGATACAGACCATCAAGGGCGCGAGATACGCGCAGTTTATAAACGCATTGGTCTAATGTATGCTAACGAAGATGCCAATGAAGAAAACAAGAAACCAATCTTTAGTGGGCCTATGGGTACATATAATAATCTTAATGACCCATTACGTTCCAAGAACCTTGCATCATGGAAAAATGATAGAGGTAATGGAGTTTACTTATCACTAAAGATATCAGAAAAAATGAATGGAGGAACTGTCGTTGATAGTAATCGTAAAGAAGTTGATGATATTCCGTTTTAGGTTGGGTTGCTACTACTCCGATGGTACGTGTCCGTTGTTTGACGTTCCGTAAAAGTTATAGATGTATAAATAAAGTATTCCCAACATGATAATATTATTAAATATTTTATTTATATTAAGGTAAGTAGCGTAATCATTAGTATACCAAATCTATAAAACACAACAAAAACGAGGTAGGCTTTAATTAAAATCCCCCAAATTTTAATTTCCTACCTCATTCATTAATTATATTATGGAGAAAATAATGTTAAAAAAACATAAAAGTTGTACTTATCATTGCTTCTGCACTATCATATGCGATATTTGTTCAATAGAAATACCAGTAGAACAGAATGGTTGGAACTTAGGTAATAGTGCAGAACCAGTTGTAAAAGATGGTCGTTGTTGTAATAAATGTAATGAACTTATTATAATACCAAGAAGAATAAATGATTTCTTACGTAAATCAAATTCTAAATAGATAACATTATATCACGCAATTCAACACCACGCGTTTTAACTTGACGAAACCAAAGAGAGTCCTCCATTTCTTTAGCACTTGTTTTAAAATCTTGGTTTTGTAAAGCCGTTAAAAACTTTTCAAACTTTTTAAGTCTAGGCAAACCAAGATTAAATGCCATTGAAATCAAAACATTCTGGGCTTTCTCTGGTAACTTTCTCCACCAATCAAACTCTCTATCCAACTCACTTATAGCAATACGAATATCATCTTTTAAAATTTGTAAAGCAGCCAGGTCGCTAATAGGTTCATTTAAATTATGTCCATAACCTATTGTAGGTACACCAACAGTATCTAAATACATAGTAAGTTTTAGACCCTCGTGATGTGCAATCATTTTAGTTATCTTATCCATATAGATTTCTTCTGCTTTTTCTTCTAGTTTATCCATGAATTTATCCATTCTGTTTTTTACTAAGAAATTGTAACCCTTGTTTACCAACACGATAACCAAATGAACTACCTATACAAATGTATAAACAATTAGAAAACCATGATGGACAATGTTGTTCTAAAAAAATAAAACCATTCTTAACATACTCTTGCGAAAAAGGAAGAAAGCACGCGATTAATATACCTCCAAAAATTAATGTCCAATATTCATCTTTCCAGCTAGTTGACATCTGAGATGTGAGGTCAGACTCCATGAGAGTTTTCGAGGTAGATTCCGTTTCGAAAACCTTTGCTTCTGCTTTAGCTTTTGCAACTTTAACTTCATTCTCTGCTTTGGATTTAGCGACTCTGTTCTCAAGATATGTACCAAGTAAACTACCTATAGGCCCTATTAATGCTTGTATCATTTGCTCTTATCTCCGTTTCTACCAAATGCTTGTGTACCATAAAAAGATGCTACAATAGCGGCAACTGAAACAAAGTATACACTTGCCATATCACCTAGAATTTTTGAAGCTTGTTCAAGTCCTATGAAATTTGCAATGACAACAAGAGAGGGATATAAAAGCATACCCCATAATGCAAACCATGCCATGTGACGTTGTGCATCTTGCTTATGATTTTCATTCTGCAAGCGCATCATTCTTTCATCTATGTCAAGTTCTTCATCAGTAACAACACCATCACCATCTAAATCAAGATGTTCGTAATCACTATTTTTTTGCAACTTCTTTTCACTCATACAGTTCTCCTTGTAAAGAATATATATAAAAGAAACAAACCAAACAACGCAATAGCACTACCAATAATTATACCAATAAGTTTTACGTTTTCCACAATCTCTTGCGCACGCGCCCTACGTTCTTGAAGACGATGTTTTTCAGCTTCTTTAGCTTGGTCAATCCTGCGCTTACGTTCTGCAAGAATCGAAGCCCACGTCCCATGACCAAACCTCCAGTCGACAAGGGTTGCGATTTCTTGTAATTTTTCTTGCGCGATTTTGGCATCTATAATCTCCTGTGCTACATTTTCTGTATCAAAGTTAGAGAACCCAGATTTCTTTGCGCGTGCCTTTTGCGCTTCCTGTTCTCCTTTAAATAAATTATCAATATGTTCGGTAATATCTCCAATGTCATTACAAGTTTCTATAACTTGTTTAATATTAGAAACAGCGTGCTTTACTAACGCTAAACCAGCAAGTGTTTCTGCAAACATTGTTTATCCACTTTCTAGTGCTTTAATTCTTTTTTCATAGTCTGCACATTTAGCAGAGAGTTCTTTTATGCCAGCTACTAATAAAGGAATAACCCCTTGATATTCTAATTGATAATATGTATCGCTAGTTTCATTTCCATCATTGTCCATTTCAGGCACTTCACTTACTGGTTCTGGAAAATTATTTAAAAAATCTTGTGCAAGTAAAAATGACCTGCGAACACCCTCTTTATCACCATCTTTTTTTGTACCTTTAGCAATTTTTATATCGCCAACATCTTTGCCATCAGGTATTTCATTTGCTTCTTTTTCTTCTTGTGTATACAAAACATCTGCTTCATAAGTTTTTGTTATTTTATATTTTCCAATAACTGCTCGTAATTTATTTATTTTTTCTTCAGCATCAGTAATATTTTCAATTATATCTTTTTTTCTTTCATCTGAAGCTGAACCAAAAGATGTTCCATCGTGGCTTAAGGCGACTCCGTTTGCACCATTAATAATAAAAAAATTTGAACTTGAATTTGATGCAATTAAACTTGTATCACAATCACCAGTGCTTGATTTAATTCTAACCTCTGGTGCTAAACTTCCCATAACATTTAAACTTACTTGTGTTCCACCAAATAAACCACTATTTGCAGGTGCTGATGTTCCAACTCCAACATGCTCTCCTGATACAACTAATCTTGCTCCCCCATGTGAAACTAATTTTACAAGTTTATCATTATTGCTTCCAATAGCAGTACCCTCTGGCGAATATATCCAAACATCTTTTGCTGATACTCCAAAAGCATTATAGCTTGAACCTGCAACAAATAATTGTCCACTTGCACTGTTTTCATCATTTTGCATTTGTAAGGCAATACCAGTTGAACTTGTTCCTCTACCCTCAATTACATGAGAAGTCGCAAATGCAGTTGTATTACTAGCAACACTTAAAGAACCTATTGAAGATAACTGCATACGTTTTGTAGCTGCTTCACTAGAACCTGTCATAAAATCTAAAGCCGTTGCATTTGAACCAGAACTAAAATCTCCCTCTGACCTTGCTCTTATAGCTGCAGCTAGTAAATTTGCATCTGAACCTGTGCCTTCATCTGGTGCTTGAAATTCAATAACACCTAATACATCATCAGCAGCTAAATCTGTTTCACCAGTATGTAATGCAAGTTTTACTGGTTTATCATCTGCTGTATTTGCATTTTTAAGAATTAATCCTTTATCTGGATTATGCGTTAAAGTTATTTCATTATCTGCACCAAAAGATAAAACAGAAGAATCACTTTTTAGTTGTACATCATTGTTAAATATTGCTGTTCCTGCATCACTACCATCAAGAGTTAAAAATGTTGTATCTGAACTACCATCTGTTCCTTTAAATATAATATCACTATCACCTGCTTGCGCATCTATTGTAATATTACCAGTAGTAGTTGTAAGATTTACGGCTGCATCTCCTGCAGTTAAATCATCAGCTGCTAATCCACTAATAGTGGCTGCACCAAATACTAAATCACTACCATCTGATTTTAAAAACTCTCCATTACTACCTAATGCTAATGCAGTTGGATTACCACTACTATCACCTACAATAATCTTACCTCTTGCAAGTCCTGCCATTTTAGCAAGTGTAACTGCATCATCTGCAATCTTATCTGTCGTTACATTTGCATCAGTAATACTTGCTGTAACAACTGCATTGCTTGCTAATTGGTCTGCGCCTACAGCATCATCTGCAATTTTTGCTTGGGTTACTTGGTCATCAGCTATATGGGCTGTATCTATTGAACCATCTGTATAATGTTCTGAATTGATTGCATCATCTGCAATCTTTGCACCTGTAATTGCATCTGCTGCTATCATAGAACTTGCTATACTACCACTACCAATAACAAAATCTAATGTATTATCTGAATCTTCATAGGTAACACTAATACCAGTTTCAGTATTACTACTAACCATAGCACCTACAGTATCGCTAATAGTTTCTGCTAATGTTGTACCATTTATTGTAATTGCATCAGCTTCTAATGTGCCATGAAAAAAACCATCTTTAAACTGTAATGAAGATGAACCTAGATCAATGTCAGCATCTGTTACTGGTGATAACACACCATCAACTAACTTAATTTGGTCAGCACCACTCGCGCGAAAGATGATTGTATTATCTGTTGCAAAGTCTATATCATTGTCTGAATCTCTACCAATAACTAAACTTGTATTTAATAAACTTGATATTGTTGTTTGCGATGAACCTAAAACAAAATCCAAAGTATTGTCTGAATCTTCATATGATACAGATATTCCTGTTTCTGTGTTACTTGAAACCATTGCACCAACTGTATCAGATATTGTTTCAGCAAGTGTAACACCACCTATAGTAATTGCATCTGCTTCAAGCGTACCATCTATGTCAGCATCACCACTAATATCTAATGAACCTGCATCTAATTCACCAGTTAAAGTTATATTACGAAATGTACCTATATCTTTATTAGCATCTACCAAAACATATTTACTAGCTGCAACTGTACCTGCTGTAATACTAGCTAATGCTGTTGCATTTGCTGCAGTTAAATAATCTCTTGCTTCTGGTACACCTGTTGAAGAATTAAAAGCTAAAACTTTATCTAATCTATCTGCCTTAACAGGAATATTTGTTGATATGGAAGTATCATCAAATTCAGATAAAGTAAGCGCGCGCTGTGCTGAAAACTTTTTATCTGCGTTCATAAAAATTAACGCATCTAATTCTGTATTTAACTTTGATATACTAAATGCACCTGCACTAGGGAAATCTGTTGTTCTTGAATGTACTGTATCTCTTGTAATGACTACAGTTGAACCACCTGTTGCACCTGTTACACCACCAGATATTGATATTACACCAGTAGAACCACTACCACCAGATGATAAACTAATTGTGTTATCTGCTTTTTGTGTCCCATCTACAAATACATTTAAGTCAGCAGCGTTATTAAACTTAAACGATACAGTAAAGTTTGTTTGACTAGCACCTTCTGATACAGAGATGCTAGTTGTGGGAGAATCACTTGATAAATCTATTGTCATATTTTCTCCTTATCATAGTTAAATAGTTGATACCACGCACAATTTAAAATCTTGCTCTTACAAATGCGTTTACGTCATCTTTCCAAATAGGAATACCTACAAGTGGAAGTTGACGCTTAAGTTCCTGCGCGCCTTGTGTTGTCTTGCCATCTAT